GGCAGATATCTGAGAGAACTCGGATGTACCAATGTCATCCACGACAACGTGGATTTTTTTACAAACACTTACGAATACGACGTTATTGTTAGCAATCCGCCATTTAGCCATAAACAGCGGATATTTAAAGAACTGGAAAGATTAGATAAACCGTTTATTTTACTCCTACCAGTATCCGTAATAACAAAACAATTTTACCATTACTTTTCAAATAAGTGTGGATTGATTATACCAACCACCAGAATCCAGTTTGAAAAGAATAACGTGCCATTATCACGGTGTTGGTTCGATTGTATATTTGTTTGCTACAAAATAGAAGGCGTGAAAGAACGAGAGATAATTTATATCGAATAAGTCATATAAATAATATATCTATAGTGTAATGAGTTCATATATAAAAACATTTAAAAAATTATTACGTCCTAGAAAAAGCGAATATTCGGTAACAGTAAAAAGTAGAAGACGGTCTAAGGCGCGGCCGTCGTCTAAGGACGTTTACTTAAAACTAGTATGCCCGAACGCAACCGATTGTATTGGATTTGGAAAAGAAACGCTATTGATAGACAAATATTTTGATTATTTTACAAATTTCAATTTAGCCGAACGTGCGGAAAGGGTCGGAGAAAAATCTAAAAACGGATTTATATTAAAATTAGATTATTTAAAGAATGGGTACAGTGCCTCTTGTATTTTAAAATCGGCAAACGAAAACACGCATACACACATTTCGGATAATTTAATGTACGAGTGGTTTGTGGGGATGTTTATAAATAAGTTTTGCTCAAAATTTACTTGTTTTTTGAAAACATACGGGTTATTCAAATATACGAATAAAGAACATCATGCAGAGTTTGCTTCAACCCAGGTATCAATTCAAACATTGAAGGAATTACAATTGCAGATAGAATCTTCTAATAGTTTAAACAGTTTTATAAAACTCGGATGTAAATATTCATATTTATTATGTATGCTTGTTCAATACGTCAATGGAATAACTTTATCTGCGTTGATAGAACTTAAAAAAAACGACGAGCAGTTTATTAACTACGATCTTTGGTGCATTTTATTTCAAGTATATCACGCTTTATCCGAATTGCGTAATGTTTTTACGCACGGCGACCTGCATTGCCACAATATAATGGTATTAGAACCTTTATCTAGTTCATATATTACGTACAACTATTATATAAACGACCAACTGTTCTCGTTCAAAACAAGATATGTTGCAAAAATAATCGATTTAGGGCGGGCGTATTTTAACGACTTTCCTGAAATTTCGTCAGACGCTATATACGCCAGTGCGTGCAAAAACTGCGCCAAATGCGGTTATGAATCGGGGTTTTATAAGAAAAAACGCATTAAAAATGTAAGTCGTGATTTATGGTCGTTGTCCCTGATGTTTTATTATTTGGGTGAAAAAAATATAAATATGTCTCTTCCAGTTAAAAATTTGATATCATCTGTGGTATATTCAGACGACACCCGAAACGTAGAAAAAAAAGAAAGCGGCAAATTAAAAGGAAAAATATACAACGTCAGCGACGCAGTAGAAGCGATTGGCGATATTATACAGGCGAATAAAAATACCAAATATGATCCATATAATTATTATCCATATAAATATGTACCTATCGGTTCTAAAGATGACACATATAAATATAGCGAGGGACAAATACTCACTATAAGAAAAGGTTACGACGTTCAAATAGATCACTAATGTATTTATTTCGATTCACTATTTTCCAATCGCTATTTCTTTTGATATTCGTTTTATAATCTTATCTTCGTTCATAGACAGATTTCCATAGCCACCGGTGGTTTGTTTTATTATGGACATGTATATATCATTCATTTTAGAATCCGTATTTTTACATTCTGGATATTCTTCGCTCCATTTAGACGCGAGTTGTATATTTTTAAACGACAACTGCTGTATTGTTTTGCGGAGTTTAGGATTTAGGTCGGTTTCCTTTTCCCATATATTTTCGTCTTTGACGTATATTGTTTCTCGCTTTATATCGCTGCAATGCAAAGGGCGTTTACAGACATCCATTTTTTCAAGTTTGCCTATTATCAGCTTAGACAATCCGTCGACATATCCCAGCTGTCCGATATTTTCTAAATCGGAAAATTTTAGTTCAAATGTATTTACAAACTCGTTTATATTCATCGCGTCTTTACACTGCTCATTGAGAAAGAAGTTAAGGTTGAATGTATTGTTGATTGTATTATTTACATTGTGTGCATTAGTCGCAGTTATGTGTATATTTTTTGAAACATCTACCATCTGTTTCTGTAATTCATTGTTATTTTTAACCAAATCTAATAATATTGTTTTAAACTCTTGATTTTCTCTCCTCAATTCCGAAATAATATCGGTATCGGCTGCTTTTACAGGCACCGAGCATTTTTTAGAATGACCCCATAAGCCTTTGCGCGATTTATATACTTTTTTACATTTATCGCAACAATATGTTTTTATTGTTGCGGAAAATGGTGTTACCAAAGTGTTACCAAAATGTTTATGGGTTAAAATATGTCGGTCCCAATCATTTTTTCTAGAGCATACCACGTCACAATCCGCACATAATTTTTCTTGTGCGGAATTTGCGGAAAATTGTGTTACCATTTTATAATTGTATTATAATATATAAAATACTTAAATTGTTTAATAAAAAAGTTATGGTGTGGTTTTTGTTTGAAAAATAATCGGTTTTAAGAGCATAATCAAGCAAACGTCACTTTTTCACTTTTTTTTCAAATTAGGATGTCACTATATGATTTTGGACATTTTTAAAAATGTCCAAAATGGAAAATACAATTGTAGATTTAGAAAAAAAAATGAATAAATAATAAATAAAGTAAATATGTATGTTGTAAAACCTAATATTTAACTGCTTGAGAGAGCTCGCTAGTTTATACAGTTTATTTTTTTACGCACCTACGAGTTTTTTTACTTTTCCGTTTGCCTTTCGGGCATCTTTTAGACTTGGATTTCTTAGACTTGGATTTCTTAGACTTGGATTTCTTAGACTTGGATTTCTTAGACTTTAATAAATTTAAAAATGTATCAATTTCGGGTTCAGTGGGGTCATCTTTAACCGGAAAATATTTTAAACGAATCGTATTTACATCGCCGACATTTAATTCTTCAGAACCACGTTTCTTTGCTAGTTGAGCTCCCTCGCTAATAAGTTTATATATATAACATTCCATTGTATTGTGAAGCAATGAGAGAATCGAATCATCGATTTTGGCATCATATGTTTCATATGACACCATCGTATTAAATTCGGATTGAGTTAAAGCATTGTCGGTTTTAGACGCACAAGATAATCCATTCGGAATTCTACGCCGAATATCATCAATCGCATTTGGTGCTTCTAACATATAATTAATAAATCTGGCCACTCTACCGTTTATTTCTTCTGTTAAATAATCTCCCATTTTAAGTTTTTCAGCAGCACATGTTTTTTCGGTCCATTCTTCGATGGCGTGTATGGCTTCAGTAGGTTGTGACGTTAACATTATATTATACTATTATAATAAAATAATGTTATAATTACATTTTCCATTTACACCTTTTCACATTTAAAACGCCGACTTTTTACTCCTTTCCTCTTATATTTTCTTGTTAAACATTTTCTTTTTTTACGGAAATAGCGTTTTGTTTTACCGCCGTTTAAAATATTAGGGTCAACTATACCTCTAACATCTTTTCCAGTTTTTATACTTATAATAGAAGAAACAATATTGGCTATTCCTCTATTTATATCTTGTTTGCCGGTTTTATAATCATAAAACTTCATATGTTTTTGTGCAACCGCCAATGGAAACTCTACACCTACCTTGTTTTTTAATATTAATCTCTCTCTATAAAAATTCTCTTTAACTTTATTATTAAATTCGCCTTCTTCGTAATCTATGGGTTTAAATGCCTGTATACCAGTACCAATCTTTCCTGCGTTTCTAATATTTGTAAACAATAGTGTTATAATCTTATTGTGTTCTTTATTTGCATACTTTTTAAAATCTATGATTTGGTTTGATTTTAATAATAATGCTTGAAATTTACTAGGAGTAAGTTCATTTTCCATTATCCCCATATATTGCCCAATAAATCGTCCCATTAAATTATTCTTCGTATCATACAACTCAACATAATACTCTTTTCTTAGTTGTTTTGGTATAATTCCTCCTTCGTCATAATATGGTTCTGCTTGCTCTAATAAATTTAACGCAGTTATTTCTTGTCCTGGTAAAAGACTTTCAATAGACATTTATAATTTATTATGATATTATAAAATCGGCGTTTTAAATGTGAAAAGGTGTAATATTTACATTTTCCATTTAATATTTACATTTTCCATTTAATATTTACATTTTCCATTTAATATTTACATTTTCCATTTAATATTTACATTTTCCATTTAATATTTACATATTCGATGATATGCTGCATAATTTTATAAATGTCAGTTCTAGTTATTAATCCACTTGCGCTACCTACTGCTAAATGACTTATAGAATAGCTGCGCAATGAATCGCATTGCCAAAGGGTAATACACGATTGAATCATAGAAATGATGGTAATAATTTGGTTTACGACTTGCTATAAAATAACATAAATGTACAGATAAACATTATGTGATTTATTTGTCACTGAAATAATACCTAATATTATTAGTAGTAAATGCATTGGTCCGTTGTACACGACAATATAGATAATTCATTGTACGTTTAGTTTACTTTATATTTACCAATCTGTTTAAAGTGTGAAACTAAACCAAAATGGTCTGATGCGTTTATAGGTAAATTGTATCCACTGTCCATCACTTTAACACCTTTTAGCTGAGAAACGTCTATACCAAGTTTTACCGCCTGAGACATATTCTTATAGAACCATTCAGATTCTTTCATATTTAAATTCATTAGTTCTTGTCCGAACACTCTGCTTTTTGTAGGAGTGAAACTTGATACATCTCCTTCCGATGGTTTAATAAATATTCCGTCATACCGATAAAACTTATTCAGCAGTTTGTGATTGTACCGCATCAAATTTAAATCAGTGTCTTCGGTAAACCCTGTCTTCATTGGATGGAGATAGCGAAAGGTATCTATAAATCCAGTTTCCTTCAATTTATCTAACATCGCTACTTCCGGCCAATCGACAACAGTCCCGTCCAGATGGAAATTTAAATCACCGCATATGATAATATTTATATTTTTATATTTCCGCTCAATCATATCGTATACATAATTTAACAAATCGAATCTACATCTACTATAATGAATCCAATTCATCTCCTGTCCTATAGACGATTTACTGCCAGATTGTAAATATAAATTAAAAATAGTCAGATTTGGATATTCAATCACGCACATTGAATTTTTGTATTCTAATACGCCAGGCAAACCATACACTGCTACACGTCTAGGTGTATACTTCGATGCGATGTATGCGTCGACGTCTCTGTTTCGTGTAGCATCGAACGCATATACAGGCTCAGACGTAAATTTGAATTTATCTAGTATAGGGCGTTTTAACTTATCAAACATGCTTTCGGTCATTTCCTGAAAACAAAGAATGTCTGCATTTTGGTCTAAAATAGTTTTAACTAGTATTTTACTTCTCAAATCAATAAGATGTTTTAATTTAGATGTATTATCTAATCCCCATATATTATATGTCATAATACCGAAACTGCTCGGGACAATATCATACACTTTATTTATTTTTTCATAGTCCATTCTTAGTCTGCGTGGATAACACCCCTACCTATATTTTTCGTATTATATCCGAAATCATTGTCTGCGTCGCTTTTATTTAGAACGAATTTCCTATTTCGACGAGTTCGAGTATTGCACTTGTATGCGTTATTTACACACAACCCTCTAGCAACTGTTTGAGTTCCACATAAATAAGGATTAGGATTTTTACAACGAGCGTCCTTTTTAGACATTTCTGGATATTCCATTATATTAATTGTACATTATATCTGTCGTTATTTTATCGTATTCACCTTTATAATAACTCAATCGATATTATATCCCTTATATCGGGAATGACGTTTTTAATTTAGAAGGCGCGTTCAGTTTCAAAAGTCCAAATACAAATATACACACTATTAATCCAATAACCGTATAATTGCACTATTGTATTAGTTAAATAACGATGATTATTAAATTGGCGTATTGTATTCATTTTAGGCGAATTAAAATATTGAGTATAATTATTTTCTTCTTTTATAATATATGTTTCAGACAAATAGCACCAACTCCAATTCGCAAGAAATATTAAATACTTACGCAAACCAAATAACCCAATTAAAAAACTCGTTAAATGAAAATAATATAAAGTTTAAGACGGTTGTGAACAATTTAACTACGGAACTTCGGTCAAAAGGTGATCAACTCGCTATCCACGCGGGTGCGGTTGAATCACTTCAATCTGGAATTGTTAAAAGAGACGAACAAATTGCTAGTCAAGCGGCTGCGGTTGAATCACTTCAATTTGGAATTGTTAAAAGAGACGAACAAATTGCTATACAAACGGCTGCTGTTGAATCACTTCAATTTGGAATTGTTAAAAGAGACGAACAAATTGCTATACAAACGGCTGCTGTTGAATCACTTCAATCCGGAATTGTTAAAAGAGACGAACAAATTGCTATACAAACGGCTGCGGTTGAATCACTTCAATCTGGAATTGTTAAAAGAGACGAACAACTTAAGAATTTTTCATCTACGGTCGATACGCTTAATAATCAAGTTCGTTTAAAGGATAAGGTAATTAAAGAATACGTAACCCTTGTTGCCTCTGCTACTTCGGATATTGCTACTAAAGATGGATTAATTGAGTCGATTAAAATCGACAATTTAACAAAAGATGCAAATATTAAGGAGTATTTAAATATGATTAGCTCGATGAACCCTACAATTGCCAGAAAGGGCAGGCATATCAGAGGCGACATTAAAATAGAAAATAAACCTGAACAAACTAAAAAAGATAATAAAAAAGATAATAAAAAAAAGAGATCACATAGAGGGTTTTTTTGTTACAAATCCAATCCGGAAATGCCTGAAGAGGCAGAAATCGTCGCACCGACGTCAATAACTTCTAATATAGCAGATATGACTGTAAATGTTAAACTATAGAATGAATATCAGCAATGGGATATATTTGTTAACGCAAATATATTAGTAATGGGATATATTTGTTAACGCAAATACACCATTGATGGTGTGAACATAATACTATTTTAAATAATATTTTAAATGATATTATGTAAATGATATTTTTCTTGAGTAAATATATAATGCGTATAATAAACAATTCGACAACTGAGGTAAACACAGAATCGTCTGATGAAATTGATTTATTGAAAACCCCAGTAAATCTGTCAAGCAACATTGGTTTAAATAATGCTATGAGTCAAATTGCTACTATTTTGGCAAAAATAGCATGTAATGTATATGACGCAGTCATGGTGCAGTTGCCTATATCGAACTCATCGTCCACATCTGTGTCTATAAATAACACAAACGCTAAGTTTAGACTATCTAGTCGTCTTGTTCGTATAATCGAACCTAGAGGGAATGATATACTAGTTGCTAAATGGAGTGAATTAAACCATGCGTTGAGGGAAGAATATATTTATTTTCGTGCTGAATTAACCAGTTATTTGGCTGGATATAAATACGTCGGTAAAAATGATATGAACGGATTCATTCCTTTTTTGGATAGTATAAATACCAAAGTTATGCAGTTACAGAATTATATTAAAACTTTATTCGACGCTGCACATCAAAGCACAGCCGTTCTACGAATTATATATATTGACGTGACTAATGCAACTAATGACGTAATTTCAACATTAAACCAGTTTGCGTTATATGTCGACACGCATTATGGTACAGTACTGCAAAATCCAGTTATAAATAATCTTATTACAAACTTTATAAATGCAAAATTACATACATTTAGCGATTTTAACGACAGAATGCAAGATGGAATTAATAGATTGGATAATATGGTTGCTATATCAGAAGCATTGCCTATATGGAGAGTCTATCAAACTCGATGGAACCCTTTATCGAATTCGGCGCAAACGCAGAAGTGTTTTACACCTAATTGAATTTAGATAGAATATTCCATTAAAATACTTGTATATTATATTAATATGGCGGCATCAAAATGTTTTAATACTATACAACCTTCTCAAACCTCTAGCGATTATTCAAATCAGATAAAACAAACTACGATTTTTACTATAACCAATAATTCGGTACTTACTAATACATTCGATGGGTATAAACAAACCCAATTTAAAATTGCAGCAGCTCCGAATAATACATTCGGCCGTCTTATATGGGCAGATAGTTATGAATCTTTAACAGATGTTAATAAAGGAAAAACAATTACACTGAATGAAATAAATCAAAGTTATGATGTATACAATGCACCATTTTATACTATACCCAGCGGAAACGTGTATAATAGAACTGTAGAAGATGTTCCATACGATAATTGTTTTTTCAAATCTGAAGAAGGGCATGTTCCGCCGTTTATGAGTGGTGTCAAAATTGTGCCAACCGTGATTCCGGCCGTACAAAATTATATAAAAAGTGTAAACCAAAAACAACTATTTAACAATTCTACTGTACCTCGTTCTATTTTTTTCAAGCAGTATTGTACTTAAGCAATTAAATCAATTACTGTTACACCTTGTATTTTTAATTATTAATTGTATTAATTAAAAATTGATTGTATAATATACATTATCCATTCATCATAATATGGATTTATCTACTTCACAGCAACTCGCATTTGATAAGTTCTGTTCCGGAGAGAATGTGTTTATAACTGGCCCCGGAGGTTCGGGTAAAACGGAACTTATCCGACAGATGGTCAAAACAACTAAAAAAATAATTCAGGTATGTGCTTTAACCGGATGTGCCGCGGTTCTATTGGAGTGTAAAGCAAAAACAATCCATTCTTGGGCTGGTATAGGACTCGCCGTGGGAACAGTTGAAGAGGTAGTAAGTCGGTGTACTTCAAACAAGTTTAAAATGATGCAATGGATTAAAACGGAGGTTCTGATAATAGATGAAGTGAGTATGATGTCTAAAAAAATATTTGATATATTAAACTTGATAGGAAAGAAAATGAGAAAAAATAACAAACCATTTGGAGGAATACAACTTGTATTTTCAGGAGACTTTTACCAATTGCCGCCAATCGGGTCCGACGATGCAAGCTCATCATTTTGTTTCGAAAGCGATGATTGGAATAGTACATTTCATTCTACAGTCCAACTGAAGACTATTTTTAGACAAAAGGATCAAACGTATTCAACTATTCTAAACCAGATCAGAGAGGGTGTATTGTATAAATCGGGCGTTGATAAACTGAACGAGCACCTTAATAAAGTTCTTCCGTCAGATGCAGCATTCAAACCAACGATTCTAATGTCGCGTAGGAAAGATGTGGACGCTATAAATTGCACTGAGATGGATAAATTGGGAGATGAAACCAAGGTTGTATATACATTAAAAAAGACGGTATTAGATAGATGGGCTAAAAAAAGCACAGAAAAACAAGATGAAATGGATCATAAATCGCTTATAAACAATATTATTGCGGACAACGAGATTGTTTTAAAGAAGGGCGCACAAGTAATGTGTATCTCCAATATTGATATGGAGAGCCAGCATCCAATCGTAAATGGCAGCCAAGGAATTGTAATCGACTTTGTCGACGGGTTGCCGATGATTAAGTTTAATAACGGCAGTTGCCCAAGAATCATTGGATATCATACATGGATTAGCGAAAATAATGCGTGTATAGCAGTTATGCAAATTCCGCTAGTTCTTGCCTGGGCAATTACTATACATAAATCACAGGGATGTACTTTGGATATGGCGCAAATCGATGTAGGATCGGGCATTTTTGAATGCGGACAGACATATGTCGCATTGTCGAGAGTGAAAAGTTTAGACGGATTGTTTCTGACCGCATTTGATCCGTATAAGATAAAAGTGAATAAAAAGGTTCAACTGTTTTACAATAGTCTGAAATAAGTATTGTAATACTAATGTTTCTAATGATGTTAAGGTTAGTTGTAGCTCATTCCATTCATCTAAGTGAATATTATTTATACAATGTCTCTAATTCGAGAACAAAAGACCAGTCCATATTATTTAAATCTAGTACTCTCCCATATTCGTCGTATAACCCGATTTTTAGTCGGTTTATATTAACTGGTCCGAAATAAGTACGAACCGACGATGTTTTAATCGGATTTATAACACAAAATAACTCGCCATTCATAATTTGTTGAGTGCTCGAAGATAGCTCGAGTCTATCTAAAATGTTTTTTTGCAAGACAGAACTACTATACATTGCGGAATAGGATTGATATTCGTTCATTTGGTAATCATTTATGGATAAAAACGCATATCGAGGACCGGTTATCATACATATACCTTCTGATATACACAGCCCATTTATAGGAACTGTATATGAACCACATCTAAATCCGAGCTGCCATCCACATCGCAGCGGCAATGGAGTATTCGGGTCAATATTAAAATTAGAATCAACATTAAATGTGATTATAAACGCGTTTGTTGCACTAGTAAAAGTCGCCCTACCAGACACAGCATCTATTGCAAATGTTACCCCCCCGGGAAGGGCTGGGCTAAAGGATGGATTAGTAGTGCTAAAAGGCGCATAATTGCCATCTCGTACAGATATGAGTGTGTCAACTACGCCCACAGTAATTATAAACGTCGAGTTGCCCAACTCCTTTGAAATGCTATAATATGAAGCCGGGAGCGAAACTTGCGACAGAGTCATAGATAATATATTAGAATACGAGTTAGGTAGATTAAGCTCAAAATTTGTTGATTTGCTGTTATAATAATTGGGTCTAAATCTACTATCAATGCTGATATACTGTTTTACCGTCTTGATATTAATAGGATTTATGTATGAAGAATTGAAAGATTGAGTAACCCCGTTGGAAAACATACCCGATGATTCGTCTCCGGAAGGGGGGCCTGTAACATAATTTCTGTTATTACTTGTTTTATTTTTGGCGTTTTGTATATCGTTTGGTATAATATTATTCATACGTTATATAATATATAAACTTTAATTGTATATTATAACTTCATTAATTTATACTTCATTAATTTATACTTCATTAATTTATACTTCATTAATTTATACTTCATTAATTTATACTTCATTAATTTATACTTCATTAATTTATACTTCATTAATTTATA